ATACTTTTACGAATCTCACCTTGATCAAAGCCAAGGTTTCTGCCTGACGAGTCAACACCACCACGCGAACCTGTAGCAGTCCATTTACCCCAACCAGGGCTGTGGAAGGAATGCACGGCAATTGAGGGAACCCTGCCGCGTGCGTCAGCTGCGACAGACTCAGCCGCATCCTTGACACCTTTTTGAATGCCTTTCCATATTGCTTTATCAAAACGAAAAATGGCATCAATCTTTGCGGCTGCGCCTTCAACTTTAACCTGCATCAGTGACCCCTTTGTGCTTTACGTTCCTGCACGTTGCGCCACCTTAAATACCTTTTCATGGTGACAATCCATCGTTCATCATGTTGCAGTAGTTCATTCGGGGAGATCCCCCACTCGTAAGCAATGTGCGCTAATTGGAAGTGGTAGGACTGCTCTCCAAAGGGACAGGTTCCGCCTCAATGTCGTCTGTGGTTATTTCGTCAACGCCATCAAGCCATGCGTCAAACTCTGGTGTTGCTTTGTCTTTCCTTTGAATCGCGTGCCACGCGAGAAAGCAGGTGTCACTAACGTTCCAGTTTTGGAAATACTCTTGAACTGATTTGTTTGTTTCACGTTCAAGGGCGACTAGGTCAGCCATCCCAATAGTTACTGGAATGGCTGACCCGTCATCAAGCTTCACTTTGAGTTTCATTTTCATTTCGATGCTCCAATCATTGATGTTGCAGGACACCCCATGATTGGGGCGCAGGGTTATGTTGCTGTTATTACGCGCCAGTTCCGCGTGTTACTTCACCAGTGATGGGGAGGGACACGGAGAATGTTGCGAGGTCGCCAACTGCTGAATCCATTGGGCTGTATTCGGTGACAAGAACGTCGAACGAATAGGAAGGGTTCGCCGTTCCAATTGCTGCCGTTCCACCAGGAACAACACTGACAGCAACCGTTCCACCAAGGTTGGAGAAGAACGTGCTGTCAATGGAACCTGCACCAAAGTCTTGATGCAACTCCATGCTGAATGTTCCTGATTTCAAACCGCCGATGCGCTCACGCCACCCTGCTCCCGAAAAGTTGGTGACTTCAACATCATCTGCCTGTAATGCGATTGTTGCCTGGGCAACGTTTGCCGAAATGGTTCCGCCAGCGAAAACCACCACGGGATCTTTAACTACGAACTTGGCCATGTTTTGGCTCTCCTTATGCGTAAACCTGCACGACAAATTCAGCCGCGAGGTAGGTGACATCAGCAATGCTGATTTGGTTATATGAGCGCAGGGTTGTTACTCGACAGTCAAATGCTTTTCCGCCGAGAGTTCTACTAGATTCAATGGCAGCTTTAATGCTTTTGCTTCCAGTGCCAGAGCAGTAAGAGTCAAGAGTGTTTTGTGCAGAACGTTCATCAACACGCCCAACAATCACCATGACTATGAATTCAAACTCGTCACCACCGCTGCGTGCAAATGCCGTGTCATAGTTGATGGTTGACGGCATTACTACTGCAATAGGTGGACTGATTTGATCAGGGACAGTGGCAGCAGTACGCAGCCCTGTAATGGTTGCAAGGTTGGTGGCGATGCCTGAACGCAGGTCGCTTATCGCTGCCACTAGCTGGCTGCAATCTTTTTGAATGGGCGAATCAGCATGGAAACATCAGGGTCAACTTTGCCAACTCGAATGGCTCCCATGTCACCGAAACCGGCAACACCAAGCGGAGAATCTAGACGCTTAAAGATTCGACTTGCCTGAATCAACGTTGCTTGCGTCACCTGAATGGGTGTTGGGGTGAACCCATACACACCCTCAATACGCACCGTGGCCTGCTTGCCGTCAACAGGTAGCAGGTAGTCACCGATCATGCGCAGTCGAGTGATGGGGAAATCGTTGCCGCTGACTTTCTGGTTCACAGGCTCAGCCTGATAGTCACTATCAGCCAGCGTGATTGGGAAAGTCAAGTCACCGCCATCATCAATCTTGACGCTCACAATGCTGTCAAGATCATCCGTGTCCACAACGATTGAATCGTTGGGAATGAAGTCGCGGGTGGCTGTGCCACTAGAGTAAAAGTTCCTGTCACATTCAGCATCAATCATGCGGCTCGCTGACTCCACCGCCATTTCAAGCAGTGAGTCATCAATGTTGTCTGTGATTCTGGTGGCGGCTTTGATTTGTGTCAGGGTGCAGTAACCGTTGGTGATGCTCACGCTGCCCGCCTTTCAAGAGTTTGTGCAATGTAGGAATTCACTGCTGTTTGAGCCAGCCAGTTTGGTAAACGTTTGTTGGGCCAGTGACACAAGGCGTCTGGCACATCTGGGTAGATGGCGACAGGTTCATCACTGAAAACTTGCAGCAAACGCATCGGGCTGACAGGTAGATAAGTGGCAACGTCATAGATGGCCACAGGCGCTGAAATGGCGGCCATATAAGCGGCGCAAACGTCCGCTGTGTGTATGAAGTCGCGGTCTTGAATTGAAGCCCCAGCGAGCCTAGATTTGCCCTGCAAATGGTTGATGAGTTGCGGGATGAAACCGCGACCATCGCGCACAGGATCGCCATACACACTGAACAAAGTCAAAGTGGTATGACCTGCAAACATTTCCTGCTGCGCTGCCTTGGTTCGCGTGTAAAAAAGCGACTCAGCATCAACACCAGCATGTTGCCACCAGGTTGCCGTGTTAATCACAGGCACGCTGTGACTGTCAGCCCAAGTCCACAGATCCTCATTGAAATACGTGAACTGTGAACAATCTTGGGCATCCTTGTGATTGGGTGCGGCAAGATGAAAAACAACATCGGCACGCAACCCGTCAGGGATCACACGCCCAACAGGGACAACATCAAAGCAGGCTTGGCGCAGATAGCGTTGCATCGCCTGACCTAAATGACCGCTAGCCCCAGTCACCGCGATTCTCATCAGGCAGCCTCAGCCGCCACGAAATTCCAGCTCATTGAATCAGGCAACGGCGTGATGCCCAAGCCATGCAGCATTTCACTCCACACAGCCAACACATCAAGGTTCGGGTTCGTGGATGCAACAAACTCGCCAACATGCTCGCACCCAACCTGGAACGCTGGCGTGGCATGAACCTTCACCCGTTTGCAACCGGCGTAGGAAAAAGCAGGCCCATACAGGGTTGAGGCTTTATTTTTTGCCGCTTTAATGTCCAAAGCGTTACGGCGCAACACATTCGCCGTGATCAAGGTTGAAGCAATCATCAACCCCGGCTGCGCAGCTTCAATCTCAGAGGGAGAACCAACCATGCCAGCGGCACCCGTTGGGGCTTTCTCAGTCAACAGGATTAGACGGTCGATGTCAGCCTGCTCAATTTCAGCAAGCACATCGGAAACTGTGTTGGGCAAAATCACATCATCATCAGAAATCATCCACACCCAAGAACCGCTGCCAGCATTCAAGCCGCGTTCAAGATTAGCGACACCACCGAGGCGTTGCGGATTGTGCATGTAGGTCACTGTGGCCGGTGAATCAATCGCCAAAGTCGCTGCTTTAGCGGTCTGATTCGGGCAATCATCAGAAACAATCAACTCGATATCAGCGGTCAACTGTGGTGCGAGACTTTCCAGTAGCTGCGCAACTTCAGCACGGCGATACGCTGGAATGTAAATGGTCAAATGTGGTGCGGATTTCGAAACCGACACCTGAGTGACGACAGGCTCACACACTTGGCCACCAGCGGCAACCTTCTCCAAATACGGCAGCCAGTAGGTTTCCCAAACAAGGTCCGCGTCATACGCCAACGCATGTTCCATTGCCTTCTTGCTGCGACCCTTGCCACGCTTGTAAGCCTTCTCCAAAGCATCAACAATGCTGGGAATGTTTGGAGTGTTAAACCACGCAAGTTGCGCGCCATCCCAATATGGCTGACCTTCAGTGAGCCAACCATCACCAAGCAGTTCAGGCTGTGCGCTGAAGTTGTTGGCAATAGCCACAGTGCCGCAGGCTTGAGCCTCAAGCAAAGTCAGCCCAAAACCTTCACCCATTGTGCTGGCAAGCAACACATCGGTGCCGTTGAACAATGCGGCCATCGCCTCGTTAGGGATACCGTTGTGCATTGAATGTTGAGACACGAAACGGTAGTTTGATTCCTCTCGCAGCCCGCAGGCTTTCAACAGGAAATCAAGCGCAAGACCGCCATAGTTGCCGTAGCGTTCCGTGTGCAGATACAAGCGAACGTCAGGCTTGTTCTGTGCAAAGATAGAAAACGCAAGAATGTTTTCAGCCCATGACTTGCGGTGAATACCACCAGCGCCACTAGCCTTGTTTGCGTTGATGATACTAACAACAAAGTAATCGTCAGCATCACCTTTGAAGTGCATCAGTTCGCGGCCAGTCTTGCCGTCATAGGTCGCGCCTGGAAAGTAAGTTTTGGTGTCAATAGCCATTGGAATGTATTCGGCATCATCAACACCAGCAATTTTCATTTGGTCTAAACCAAACTTTGTGACAGCAACAGGCGTGATGTTGTCACGCTTCAACACTTCCAACACTTTCGGTGGAATCGGTTGATGGTCAACCATCGTCCACACCGATGTTGGAATGTCTTTCCACATTGATTCAGTCATTGTCCATGCGTCAAAAAGACACACCACATGCGCTGGCAAGTCGGGGTTTTCCCGCTTCCATGTTGCAAAGTTTGCACGCACAGTGTCGTTGGAGTAACTCTCAACACCCATTGGGAAAATGGGAATGCCTTCCCATTCTGTTCGGAAACCTTGGATACCGTAGTTGCAGTTCACTGCAACCTTGATCCCATCCCGATTCATGCGTTCAACAACTTGCCGTGTTTGCGTTCCATAGCCGGTCCCAACACCGGGGAAGTTGCTATGCCAGAGCAATGCCATTGGATTTGTCACAGGGAATTACCTTTCGCGGGTTGCGGGTTTGCGGGTTTGAAAGTGGTGGACGCAAGCAACCCGCGCGCCTGCGCCCACCACGACTAACTCACTAATGGCTAGGAAGCGCCACCAGCGAAATACTTCACGGCATCGCTTCCGCCGCCGCCCAGGTCACCATCGAGGCGGATGGTTGCCCGCCATGCGATCTGATCCGAGAGGAAATAGGCCTCGTCACTGCGGGTGATTTCAATGCCACCAACAACGCGAGTGATATATGCACCGATGTCGCCGAACAACGCAGACTTGGCGGCAGTTGAAGCAGCAGCCATGTAGGGGTTTTCGTAGACTGGGTAACCAAGCAGCGTGCCTGGGCTTCCCTCGGTCATGTATGGCTGGAACAGGTAGCCCTCAGCACCCTTGAGCGCACGAGCTGCACCAAGAGTCGAACGTGACATCATCCAGCCAGCGTTTGGCTGTGCAGCGTAAAGCGAATCCACGCTGTGCAGTAGCGAGATCAGGTTGTCGCCAGTGAACGCGCCAGTGACGCCAGTTCCACCAGTTACACCAGAACCAGCAGCAACGGAAATACCGTTAGCCTGAACGGTGCCTGTTCCCAGGGTCAGGACGGAGTTCGCTGCCGTACCCAGAGCAATACCGATTTGAGCGCCAAGGAATGCCTGAAGGTCAATCCCGGTGTCATCCACCAGTTCACGCGAGGCGACAACAAGCGTGCCGATCTTGTGTGAACGAAGTGTGATGTTTCCAAACGTTGGGTCAGACACTGCGAAGGTTGCACCTTCAGCAACAGCCGTGCCAGCGGCACGAGTTGATTCAACAGGAACCTTGATGTCATTGCCACTGTTGGTGTTCAACAGGTTAACAACGCCACCGT